AACAAACCCATTATGTTAAGATTTTTCATCAAAATCTTTTGAATGTATAGGAATTTTTTTTCCTCATATTTGGTAAAGAAAGTTTCATCGTCATGTAATTTAATATTATCATCTAAATTTGGTTTATCTTCGAAAAAGGAATTGTGGAAATGCATAACAATAAGCGCTAATTCTAATTTTTCAATCTCCAATTGTAAACGAATAAAATCGTTAGAGAAGTTTTGGGCAACATCTTTGAACAATGTGTAATCGCTCATTTGTTGGTCTTTAACAAGTCTGCTAACTATATCAACAAAAGCATTCAATGTGTATTGTGTAACTTCAAAATTGGATAAAAATCCTCTGTTGATTCTTTCTTGAATGTTCTTCTTTTCTGTATATATATTATTCATCGCCGCTTTGCTAGTTGCTAGGTATACACCAGTGGTATCTTCACCTAAGAATTTTACCATGTGACCTATTTGTTTAACAATCCCTTGAATAACCGGTGTGCCTTCAACAAATTGATTTATCTTACCAGAAAAGATTTTGTATAAAATCTTGGACATTTTGTGTGAAATGGTGTAACCAATCGCAAATTTATCGCTGTCCGTATATAAATTCTTATTAATGTTTTTCACAATAGTGGATGATACATCGTACATAGTATACATGTAATGGGGTGACATATTGGTGATTTCATCCACGCCAAATTGAACAGCAGATGGTAAAGCTTCTTGTGTGTAATCCCACGAATAACTGATGAAATTGTTAACCAACTTTTGAGTGGTTAGTCTTGCTTCACTCACACTTACACCCAAAATGATATTAAGATTTTGAGCCATGATACCAAGTTCCGCGTTGTTTTGGAACTGTTCTAAGATTGGTTTCCAATCAGGTATTTTCTTCAACTCCTCAAGAATCTCTCTAAACCCTTTAATATTATGGTTTCTATCATTTTTTTGTTTTACATCATCTATTTTTCTATTGATATTTTCGAATATATCTTTGAAATCTTTAATCAATTCAAAACCCTCTGGAAATTTCAAAACATCTTTCTTAATATCAGTATTTGGTTGATCCGTAATCACATTGTAATAGGTTTGTAATAATTGTTCTATTTTTGGTATGAATTCTTTATTTATTTGTTGAATGTTAGCTTCCAATTTTCGTTCGGTTAGTTTCGTAATATCCAGTATTTGCATGTTTGTTGATGGTGAAAAAGTGATTTGAATTTTGTTTTCGGGATTCATTATTTTAATTTCGCATTTATGATTCTTGAAATCACTGTTTCTGGCATTTTTAATGAATTCGACAAGGATGTTTTGGAAATGGTTCATGCGATCGATAAAATCTTGAGATCGTTCGTGAGTGTTGGTGTGTTTATGGAACAATTTGAAAAAGCTGTTTATTGCCAAATCGTCGTTTACAAAGTTATCGACTTGTTCGGTAATGTATTTGTCAACAAATTGTTTGAACATCTTTAACACATTTGGTAAAGTCTCGTCTTTAATCAGGTCTTTGTAGTTCTGAATTTTACTGTCTTTGTTTTGGAACAAAATTTTACGAATATCTTGTTTTTGTAGTTCTACTATATTGTTAAATATACCATTACCGTTTTCTGATTGTTGAGCGTGAATGAACAAATGATGCATCATATCTACAAAATACACCAAAACATTTTCATCGTGTACGAGTAAAAGTTGTGGAACAGTTAAAAAGTCTGCTGGTTGTCTACTCAATTGACACTGTGGTGGTGGAAGTGATTTGATTTTTTCTGTGATTTCATTAGCATTAGAAGCAAGATTTTTAATGTTTTGTAATATCGAACAAGATGTGGGTTTATCATCCGTTTTAACAGAATATTGAATTTTGGTAAATTCTTGTTGAGGATTACTCATGAAAAATCTTCCTAGAACATTTTTGTCGGATTGAGGTCTAGAATTTATGATGATAGATTGGTTTATGAAATACGGATTATATGCAAAATCCAATGGATTACTACTGCTGCTAAATTGTGATTCTGGTAAATTTACTATTCCAATACTACTAATATGATTCGATATGCTGCTAAAAATGAACACAATCGCAAATATTAGTAAAGATATTCTTATGATAATACCTGGGGAAGTCATATCTTCAATTTTATCTTCAGACTCAGTAAGTTCATCAATTTGAGCATCATATTCTTTATCTTCTTCGGTTTGTTCTTCTCCTGTTATTTCTGATGGAGCAAATCCATAAGTTTTCATGAATTCTTTAACTTCGTTGTCAATGGGTTCTTCACCGTCGTCTTCACCACCATTTTCATCACTTTCATCACCATCAGCAGCAGTTACACCATAATACAATTCTTCCCAAGTTACACTGTCATCATCAGAATCAGAATCATCTGCCAAGTCTTCGTCTTTCAACTCCTGGAAATACCCAGGTAATGTATGTTTTGGAATTTTATCTTTTTTATTGAAGAACAATGCCCCTAACCAATGGGAACCTATGAAAGTTTGTTCTGTATTACCTGTTCCTTTAGGACCACCATTAGGACCACCATTAGCACCACCATTAGCAGTTTTGGTAGCATTAGCAGTAGAAGATTTTGTGTAATCATCATTCAAAAACGAATGCACTGCTCGTAAGAATTGATAACTGGGTAAACTGTTGTGAATGTTGATAGGATTAAATTTTATTTTATTTTTGTCAGTAATTTTATTGTAGTTTTTTACAAAGAAGGATATGTATTTATCGAATTTATTTTTTTTTGTTAAAATACCTCTTTCATCAAGTTTTTGTAACATATCTTCAAAATCGAAATTATTTTCGATAAATTCAAGTTTATCCATAAGTTGTTTTTTGTGATACGCTTTGAAGTTAAAAGACTCTGGAATTTTATGTTTTGACTCTAATTCATCCAATGATGGGAACACTTCATTGATAATTTCTTTATCAAACATATTATCGACGATCGTTTGATTTGCTTTACAGGGATCGGTTTTGCAATATTCTTTTGTCAATGCATCTGTGATGATTTGTGTAGCGGATACAATTTTTTGACATTTTGTAGCAATTGTAGTATTGTCACAAGTTTCTTCTCCCGCATCACACGGTAATGCACAAGTTTCTCTGTTTGGTTGAGTCTTGCTTTCTTCTAAACAATTTAAAAATGATTTACATTGTAATGGAGAAGGGGTTATATCACCACCTCCTGTTTGTTGTTGCAAATAGAAGATGGGTTTCCATTTGTTGTTTTGGTATTTGATGTAAGAGAAACCGGAGACCAGTATGGAGTTGGGTTCAACTATCTGGACTTTGTTCCGCATTAACATTTCCATAAAATTGTATTTGCTCTCTTGGACCTTAAATTGTTGGATTTTTGCTATGATAGTCTTGTTTTTGGAGAGCGAATCCTCTTTGGTCTTTAGAGTGGATATAGGATATTTTGCAACATAGATGGCTTCGTAAACATCATCCACATCGTAAGTATGGTATACACCGAGTGTTTTATTATTGTATTTGTGTAATTTCATTTTAGTTATTATTATTATTTTAATTAAATATTTTAATGTAAATAAATTAATAATGTTGTATGATACATTTGTAGGGTTTATAACAAAGCATCCAAAGTTCTTCATCACCAATTGTATGCTGATGATGCTGGTCCCGATTAATGAGGTTTTTATGTCCAGATTATATGGAAGACTGTTTGATGCTATCCAAAAGAATACTTTTACGATGAATCATTTTTACATAATATTGGGAACGATGGTTTTTTTGCAAGTTGGGTTTGCCTACAGTGATTATTTTAATTCCAAACAGATGACAGAATTTCAACAGTATTGTAAAACAAGATTTTTGAAAGTTGTGTTTGAGAAATTCAATAACAACAAAGTTGAACCGAATCCAGGAGATGCGTTAGCAAAAATATTACGCACACAGCATATTTTAGCAGATTGGTATTCTAAAATATTCAGTTGGTTAGTGCCAATATCTTTACAATTAATCATAACGGTCGTTTATTTATCTAGTATCGATATAAAATTGGGATTGTATTTGTTTGTGTTATTGGTAATATTTACCACATTTTTGATGAACAGCACAAATCTATGTGATAAGAATAATGTGTTGTTGGATCAACAGTTAACCAAATTACATGACGGAATAGGAGATGTGTTAACGAATTATTTATCTGTTTACAAAGAGCAAAGCTTGAATTCGGAGATAGGATTGTTAAGCAGAGATTTCAAAAAGTATCAAAAATATCATAACGAAACTATAGTATGTACCATTAAATATAGATTGTTGTTATCCTGTGTGATTATATTATTTTTGACAATGTTTGTAACACGCTGTTATAATTTGTTAAAAGAGCATAAGATGAAGAAAGCGATATTTTATTCGGTGTTTATGATATTAGCAAACTTAATAAGTAATATGGTCTATATGGTGGATATGCATAGAGACATGATATTCGATTGGGGATTGATAAAGAACTCGGGGTTCGATAACATCGAAAATACACCAGTGATCCAATACGATTGTAAGAAACAAAAAGAGTTTGATCAAAAAGCGATCTTAGAGATTAAAGGTTTGTATTACAAATACAAATCTAAGAAACATTATACACTATCAAACATACATTTGAAGGTGATGCCTAGAGAGCGATTAGCGATAACGGGTCATATAGGCAGTGGAAAGACCACATTGATGCGAATCATATTGAAGCTATTATATCCAGAGAAGGGTATGATAACATTAAAAAACAAGTGTATATACGACATGAGTGTTAAAGAATATTTCAAGATGGTTGGATTCATGCCTCAGAATTGTTTGTTGTTTAAGAGAAGCATAATAGAGAATATAATGTATGACAATGTTGAATTGACCGAACAAGAGATAACGTATACCATAAATAAATATAATTTGATGAAGCATTTTAAGAATGGTTTGCACATAGGCACAGATAGTTTATCAGGAGGCCAAAGACAGCTAGTGTGGTTTTTGAGAATATACTTTAAGAATCCTGAATTGATAATACTGGACGAGCCAACAGCATCACTCGATAAAGAAACAAAAGATTTGTTTGTATATTTAATGAATACAATGTTAAAGGACAAGACTATTGTGATTATAACACACGATCAATATTTGTTGGAATTTGTAACTAGAGCAGAAGATATTAAATTGATGGAAGTTTAAGTAGCATTAGAAACCGCTTCAGTTGCTGCGTTAATTGCATTTGCGTTTTCTAAAGGAAAGGCGGAGATGAATGCAAAATAAAAACTGCTGAAAACAGCAGAAATAACACATAAAAGCATAGCGTAGAAAACCCACATTTAATAAATAAATACAAAAAATTTCACTTAAAAAATAAGGCGATCTATATATCAAATACAAAAATGACTGTATCACCAAATACTGGTGATAATCCAGCTACACAAACAAACATGAAAGAAAACAACAAACAGCAAATATTTGAGGAAAGTTATACCAAACTGTTATATACATTGGACGATAAAGTCACATTTTCAAATATGGTAAACTTGATCACAAGTTCTATTGAAATCGTGGACAAATACAAAAAACTATCTGGTTTAGAAAAGAAATTAATGGTTGTTAAGATGATCACTACCCTTATCGACAAACACGAATACGATGAAAGTGTTAAGAAGGCATTGATCGATTTGTTGAATACGGTAGGTTTGTCGGTGATTGATACGATTATATATGCAACAAAGGGAAAATTGGCAATCAATCTTACAAAATGTAGAAAACTCATAAAGTATTTTAAATGTCATTGATGTCTTCGTTAAATTGAAGCAACTCTAAACCGAATGTTTTGTAAAAGTCAACTAAGTCAATATTTGCATCGTTTTCAATATCTGTATAGAGAGAATCGATTTCCGTTTCAAGCAATAGACATTCATTTCTGTTATATTTTGTTTTCGTGATGTCACAATTAACAAAGAGTTTTGTGAGTTTCGTTTTCAAAAGTTTTTTCTTGTTNTTGTTGTATTTGTTATGTTCGTCATTGAATTTAGAGTAGATAGTGAACGATGGTTTGATACACGAGCGAATCATTTTATAAAAGAATGTCAGATAGTCTTAAGTAGACGAAAGTGGTATCTATATTTTAGTAATCTGTTTTTATGTTTTTTCAAGAACGCCATATACATGGATTTCCATTTATCATTCCAATTATGTTTACGAGAATAATCGGACATTTTGATGATGTATTCGTTGGAAGTGATGTATGGTTTGTATGATGTCAATCCGTTCCCATTATGAAACACCATATCGTATACATTTTGTAACATAACCCACTCATAACTGTCGATTGCGAATTCCATGAACCATCTATGACCTTCTTGTGGTTCAATTTCGCTAAGAACCATAAAATTACCCATAACCATAAGTCGTTCGATGTGGTGTAGATACGCGGTATCCATAGCTTTACGGATACAGTTATCAATAGGTAAAATATCGGTTGAACCTGTATACCAGTCATCATTAATCTTATTGGACAATGCGAAAAAGTTTTTGTTGGCCAAATCGTCGTAATAAATATAGCAGTATCGTTGAAACTCTCTCCAACACAATTGTCTGACATATCCTTCCAAACTATTCATTGGAGCGGATTTTTCAACTTTGCGTAATCGTTCGATGATGTCGTTTGGATTGATCAGACCAATGTTTATGGAGGAGGATAATATGGAATGGAACATATTATCGTGTTTTTTATTGAAAGCATCTTGATAAGATCCGAAATGTTCTAGATTGCTATCGATGAAATGCTCTAACCATTTTATCGTGTTATCACGAGTTATAGGAAATATAAATTCGTCCGTATTACCAATATTGTTCTCAAAATGTGCATTTACATACTTTATTGCTTCCTTTATATATCCATCATTCCTAAACTTAGGTAATTTATTTAATGTGATGGAATCGTCAAATGATTCACGATTGTCTTTATCGGTCGAATTGACAGATACTAAGAAGTTGATTTTCTCTTTGCATTTAGGATAGAAGTAACGAGTGAAAGAGATAGATTTTGATTTTTTATTTGTGTATATGTCTTTATAATCAGTTTTAGTCATCAAAAAATTGGGAGATTCGATCATTTGATCAGACTCTTCAAAACCTTTTATTTTGTTAATTGGATCAAAATACATATAGACAGTATATTTGAACGGTTCATTGAAATTAACATAATAAACACGGTTCTTGTAATGTTTGTTAAGATAATTAAAGTAACACTTCATAGAAGAACGATGTAATAATAACTTTTTTTTATTGTAATTGTATTTTGTAAAGAAATCAGGATGTTCCCACAATACAATTTCCTTTACTGATTTCGGAATGAATCCTTTATCAAATAATTGATTTGGTAAAATACACAACAACATTTGTATTTTAGAATATAAAAATAACTGATATAACAATCAAATCTACTTGGTGTTCTTAATCTTTTGTTTTTGCCATTCTTTAGCACCCATGCTCATTAGTTCTTTCTTGTCAATATCAGGGTATTTCTGACGGAGTTCTTTGATCATATCCTTCATGAAGAGATTGTAAGCGGTAGGTGCACGCTTTTTCTTAGGGGCACTCTTAGAACTGAGAAGTTCAGATTTAACACAAATAGAACTAAACATTTCGGTCAACTTGGTCTTATCTTCTTCACCGAGAGAAAGGGTAGTTACAATTTTTTCAAGGATTTCCTTGTTGTAATCTTCAGTGAATTTGTTGAAGTTCTTGACGAATTTGTGATAAGAAGTAGTATTCATTGTATGTTTTTATATAATAGAATGAAATTACTTTTAAATATTTTTAGAAATAAATGTTGAAATTTACTGAAGTTTTTTCATTTACAAGGATAAATTTGTATATAAATATAGTTGTGTTGTTTTTTTTCATAATTTTCCTCAAACCGAAACAGAACACATACACAATACAAGATAATAACTTTCACACCCATTGTATTAAATCTATAATAACAGAAGAAGCAAGTCGTTACATAGATTTAGAAAATGATGAAAGACATGTGCATCGAGAAGATCCGATAATCAAATACAATATAAAGGGACATACTCACGATATGGGTGAAACCGCAAAAATGTACAATATGAATAATAACAATAGAGATAACATATATGAAGCGAAATATGAACGGCATTTGGAATATTTGATCAAAGGGCTAGTTGTTCTAGCTGTTTCAATAAGCACGGTTGTGTTAAATGTGAATCTATTAAAAGATTAATCGTTTCGATTAATGTGAATGGTAAAATCATTGAGCACGATGTCTGGGGTGTTTAGTTCTAGTATATGTGAATGTTTATAATCATGTATTACATTATTGGAGATGAGCGGCGCGTTTTGAATAAGTTGATCGTATTGTTCTTTAGCCCAATTTGTGAGGACGCTCGTGTGTTCTCGATTCGTTCTTGATAGACTTAATTCCAACACTAACTTTCGGTAAAAACAACCAAAGTTTTTGGCCGATTGATAATGTGCTTGTACTTTTTCTTCTGGTTTAAGATATTTGTTCAAACTGGTGAGAAAAGCAGCGACTAGATTCACTGATCCTGCTGCGTACATCCAATACGCGTATTCTTCATAATTGACCGCATTAAAAGTGGAAATGCTGGTGATGGTTGTCAAAAGAATTAAAGGAATCGATAAAAAAGAAGAAACCTTTTTCCAATGACGGACACTGTTCAAATGCAGCTCACGGTTACCTGCAGCCTTTTCTCCCCACATTTTAAGAACATTTTCTAGAGTTTCTGACCAATTATTCGATGCAACATCAATATTATTCACATTTAAATCAGTTTCCAGATTATTCACATTTAAATCAGTTTC